ATCGTAACAGCGGAATTGATATTCACACCAGCTGCTATTGTAGATGAGACTTTGGATGTGGCCAAAACTGCATCGGCGGCTTGTTTGGAGGCGGCGGACATGGTGGCTTGCTGCACCTGAACTTCTTGCGCCAGCAGATTAGCGGTCGAGCTTTGCAATGTCGTGATCGCCGCTGTGGTGGTTTTCGCCTCGGCGGTAGTCAGTAATCCGTCCGCCGTGGTCTGCCGCAAAACAGCAATGCTATTACGGGCTGCTACCGCTTCCGCGCTGTTATTGCCGATCAGCCCCTGTTCAACCGATTTCAAATAATCATTGATTATACCGGCGGATTCGATATGCACCCCGGTTTTGATCTTTTCCAGCCAGCTATTCCCAATGGCGACCTGCCCCGTCTGCGTTGTGGTGAGGACATTTGCCGCAGTTATGATGCCGTTTTGGTCATGTAGCAATAAGACCTGTTCACCATTGCCGTTCACGATTGCCGTGGTCTGCTGCTGAAGCAGTCCGCCGATGGACTCTAAAAGTCCGGCCTGCCTTTCGAGAGCTTCTAGGTTCGGGTTTTCCTGCGCGAGCTCATCCCTGATCTGCTCAAGCACGTTCACCTGTGTCTCAAGCAGGGTGGCGTGATATTCGTTCCAATCAATCATCCCTTCGCTGATCGTTTTCGCCTGTTCGAGAGCCAGAAGCATCTTGCCCTGATCTCTTGCGTAATCCAACGCCGTGCGGCTTGAAGCGAGGCTACCGGCCAGAAGTTTATCAGCCGCACCGGGCAGGGCCGAAAGAGCCTCCCGGTCGCCCGTCATTGCGATTGCAAAGAGCTTTTCAAACCGTTCTGTCAGTTCTATCAGCCCACCGCCCCGGATGGATTCCTGGGTGTCTGTCAGCGATTTGATGATGTTTCGGTATTCATTCGCCGCGCTTCGTGCTGCTGAGGCTGCGGCGCCGGCAAGGGATATTTGCTCACCGATTGCCGTATTAGTCGCATTCAAGACTTCTTTAATCGCCTGCGCTGCTAATTCGGCGGCGGAAACCAGGTCATCAGCCATGTCTTCCAGCGTGGAGTAATAAGTGTCCGCTGATTCGGCCAACTTAAGTAGGGTGATATAGGCGGTCTGGCCGGATGTTGTGGTCAGGTCAAGGCTTTCCACGATTGAGCGGTAAGCTTCCCGCGATGCAGGAAGGGCAATGTTTAACGATCCTAGAATGGTCGTCATTTGCTCTTGTAAGCGGATGTGCTTCTCTTCCTCAGAAAAGAATTTATCGTAATAGGTCGAGGCAATGTCCGTCAAGGTTTCAAGATCTCCGGCCAGCTTTATCAAAGCCTCGGAAAATGCGATTGTGTTTGCAGTGGTTGAAACATACGCCTGATTCGTTTGTTGCAGCACTTCCAGCACGATTTCTTTGTCAACCATCAGGCGCACTGCCGTATCCATCAAGGATTCGCCTACTTCCTGATAGCCCTTTAACAAGGAACCAAATAAGGTTTGCACCGCCGCGTCCGCCTGGGCTGAAAAGTAATTGGTCAGGGTTTCGCTGATCTGATCGGCGCTCAGGCCGTTGAGGGCCAGTGTGCCGCCGGGGAAAACATAGGCCAGCGTCTTTGTGACATCTTGCCCCAGGCCAATGGTTAATTCCACCAGAGTATCCGATAAATTCTTATAGACCTTAGAGAACAGCTCCACCACGCCTGCATCGAGGCCAGCGGTTTGCCGCCAAGAGCGATACTCATCAGATCTGAACCATCCGCCGTCTTTTTTGCTATACATATCCTGCCAAGTATAGCCGGAAGTTCCGCCACCCTGTTGGAAGCCACCAACCGAACCACCACCGATGCCGATTCCAGATGCGCCAGACCAATATTCTGTGCCGCCGCCGAAAATACCGCTCACCAGAGATCCAAGCAGTCCAGGCACAAATTTTTCAACAATCAGGCTGCCGAAGTCTAGGCCAGCCATTCTTACCTGATTTATTGTGGAGGCAATTGGGCTGTTGAAATTAGACCCGCCCATAAATAAAGACATTATTCCAGAATCGGACAGCTTATTTACCAGCGACTCTGCCGAGCCAGGCCCGCCGGAAGGCAGAGTAAACCCAGCTCCCACGCTCCCCGTTCTGATAATGGAGGTCACCAGCCCTGTGATATTGTCGTTAAGGTCTTTTAACTCGTTGTGGATTTTGGTCAGCTTTTCATATTCCATGTCGTAGGTGTCTTCTAAATATTCCCACGACTTTTTGAGCGATTCGCTTTCTTCGCCCGCTTCACCGCCCAAAACGGAATTGGAAAATGCATATTGAGGTGCGGAGGTAGGCGCCGATCCGCCGCCGGAACCACCGATCGACGTTCCGATAGAGGCCAGTAATGCACCCATAGTGGCCGCCATTGCCGCGATACGGGCAAAAGCGGTATAGGGATCACCCAAGCCCTGTGTAGCGATAGCCGCAACTGCCTGAACGACGGCAACGCCTTTTTGAGCGATTTCCATCGCCTTTGCTGCTTCCTTCCACCTATTTGCCGCCGATGAACCTTCATCATAAGTAGCTGCTATCGCTGTAAATGCGGATTGAAGCTGTCCAAAGCCAGTTGCTAGGTAATCGGTTTTTGTTTTGAAAAGATCATATTCAATTCTCTTCCGTTCTTTTGCTGCCTTTTCTTCGGCGGCAAGCACATCGCCGGTTGCTTTGATGTTTTCCTTTTTGAGCCGATCAACCCAATCCAGCTGAACCTGCCTGTATTCGTCCTCAAAGCCTTCCAGGTCTTTGTAAAGCTCTAGCTTATCGCGGAGTAACTGCCCGTCCGCGTCATATTGCTTTTTGATTGCCTCTATGGTTTCCCGTTCGCCCTTAGTAATGGAATCCTGTTTGGCCTTTTCCTGCCGGTCGAAATTCTCATTTGCCTTTATCTGTTCTTGGAGATAGTCATCATACCACGCCTTGATTGCCACTGTCTGACGCTGTAGTTCTACCTCGTCAATCAGCTTCAGGTCTGCATTAGGATTGGCCCGCATCTTTGCAATGTCGCGCTCAATTTCGGCCAGCGCCTTGTCGAGCTTATCCATGCCCGCCGTGGCCGTTTCAAAGTTCAGTTCGGCCTGCAGCTTGATCCATTCTTCACGGAGCTTTGAGGCGGCTCGTATCGCCTTTTTATCGGCCTCAACTTTCTTTTCCGTGGCCGTGGCCGCCCGTTGCGCGGCCAGAACTTTTACCTCAGCCGCATCCTGTGCCGCCTTTGCCGCCGCTTTACCTTCTACGGTTATAGACTTTTCATATTCGGCAATTTTCTGGCGTAACTTATCGCGGGCCTCAACTTCTTTTTCCAGGTCAATCAGGCCCTGGGCGGCTGCGCCAAACCGTTGCTGGCTTCCCGCGTTGCCCATTGCTGATGGAATTGCAGACAGCCCCAGATTAACCGAATACAGAATGCCCCTTAATTTCCCGAACTTCACCAGTGCATCTGCTATTTCTAATTCGACCTTCATGATTACCAGCCGGAAGTTTTCACCCCAGGCGGTAATTTTGTCTTTACTATTTCCGCTCAGTTCTCCGTTCAAACCAACTATCGCCCCTGTTATCGTTTCGATAATTTCAGCCAGCGCGGGCGTGAAGGCAAGACCGAATGCTACTTTGAGGTTATCGACATGGCGCTGCAAGGAAAGAACCTGCTTGCCTGCCGTCCCCATTGCCGCTTCGTAGGTTCCGGCAATCATCTTGCCCGCATCCATGACAACATTCATGCGGATCTGCGATTTTTCGGCCTCTGATAATTGCGTCGTCACGCGCCCTGTGGCTTTCGCAATCTTCTGATAGCTGTTTTCAAAGTTGACGTTGATTCCGATGGTCCGGAGGATCTCGACCTGGCCGGACTGGATGCCGTAAACCATGCGCTGGAAAGCCTCGGAGCTGTTGATGTTACCGATAACCGCTGCATCTTGAGCAACGCGAGCCAGTTTTGAAGATTGAGCAAGGTCAAGATTTGCCTGCACCATGCGGGTGAGCGTTTGCCGCGCCTCAATCATTGAGATACCGGTTCTCTCTAGCCCACGGGCGAACGTCTCCATCTGTGCGCCTGAATATCCAGCATTGTTGCCCACAACGCGCATGACAACGCCAAGGGTCTCATAACGCGCCGCCAGCATGGTGGCTTCTTTGATATATTCGGCAAGTTTTAGCGCGGCGTAGGACGCAGCAACTGCTTTTACAACGCTTGCCATTTGCATAAAGCTGGCATTGGCCGACTGTGTGGCCGTCGTTGCGCCACCGGCGGCGGTTTCAATTTTCTTAATACCGGCAGCGACTTCATCCAGGCTCTTGGGAGCATTGGTTGAATCAGCGTTGATCTTGATCGATATGGTTTGATCGGTCATGATTTTTTCCTTGTCTCTGTCAAGTAGACCCGGTCAATTTTCTTTATCACTTCCACTTCCCACGCCGTCGGATCGGTCTTCGTTAGTTCCGCCCACGCCCGGATTTCGCTGTAGCTTAGAGGCAGCGCCCCGAATTCCGCATATCCCCTGCCGCCTGAAAGTTCACAAAACCAGCCCCACAAGTAATGCAGGCAATCCGGCATATCGACGGGCTCCAGCTGCCTCGGCATATTGCCAGTTTGCTGGAATACCTTTGCCAAGTGATCCCTGAGTGTCGCCCCATCTTTTTGCCGCGCCTCTAATCTGAACTCATGGTCTGCAAACCCGAGTAGGCCGTAACCAGGGAGGATGTTCTTTTGCGCATCCTCCCTTTCCGGTTCACCAATCAGGCTTTGATAAAATTTGCGCGGTCACCGACTGCCGTGTCCACCTGCTCCTTGATCCACGGGAAACGTTCGTACAGTATCGCCGCGTTATCCTTAGTGCAGGCCAGTTCCTTGCCGTCCACGGTAACGGTCTGCTTTTCGCCATGCCGCCATGACCTGGTGACAGCGGCAAGAAGCTGAATGCCGTCCGCTTCGATGGATTCAATCGGCACATTCGTATTGCGGAAACCGCCTTTGCTCATTTTCTCCATGCGCTTTTTCTGCTGCGCCCTGGACACCTTCTGGAACTCGTCGGAATCCTTGCCGAGCACCATGATAAATAAACCCAAATCCTCATTGGTTGCCGGGTTATAAATAGAAACCTCAAAACCTGCGTTGCTTCCCTTCACTGTGTCGAGGACTGCAAGATCTGTGATTCCTGCCTTTTTCAAAACGCCATTGATTACCGTCTGAACTTTTTCTACTTCGTGTTCCATAATGCTTGCCTCCTCCTGTTTTTTTAATTGTGGGCGGAGGCGTTAAGCCCCCGCCGGTCAAAGGGTTAAGATATCGCCGAATCCTGAATAGACATTGTTGTCGCTTCGGTATTGACGGTTGACCCGCCCGCGCTGTTGAAAATAGCCTGGAAGGGGATGCTCTGAATGATCTCCGCATCGCCGTCCTTGCTGGCGCCGGTTAATTTTGCGCGGGGAATCTGAATGGCGATAAAATCAGCGTTGGCGGCGTTCGACACGGGGAAGACGGCATAAATGGCTACTTCCGTTCCGGCCTTGAACAAATCGCGGACAGTTGCGTCCTCAAAATATACAGAGATATTGCCGGTCACCTCGAATCGCTTGTCGCTAATCCCCGGTTTGACGTTGGTGCCCAGCACGGGGGCCATTACCGCATTGTTGCCCTTGGCTTCAAAATCAATGCCCGTGGCAAGAACCTGCCGCGATCCGTTAAAGAACACAATGGCCTTGCCGGACAGGACGACCTCAGTTGTGGTGATTGCGAGCGGTGCGGAGAAATAGGGAGAGGCGCCAGCCAGAAGGTCGTTGACCTGAAGACCGAGAATATTGAAATCAATGGTCGGAATGCCGGTGGCCGGGGCCTTGATTGCCATTGAGGAGACCTTGCAATCGTAATACACCTCGGATAAATCCACATCGGAAAAATAATGCTCGATCGTCATCCAGTCCTCGGTGTGTCCGGTCGTGGGCGTCCAGCACTTCTTGCCGACCACTGAACAGGCCACGGTTCCACCCTTGGCCTCGTTCACAATTGGCACGCCGTCAAGCGCAAGCACCGTCATAACGGTTGCGGACAGAGCGGTGATCAGCATATTATGCGCGTTATTGGCAGCACCGGGGTCCCAGCCGGTCCAGCGAACCACGTCGCCAACTTTGAAGCCGTCTGTAATAAACGATCCCCCGACATCGTCGCGTGTGAACGTTCCCGCTGCGCCGGAGGTTGTAGCCGCCGCCACGTTGGCCGTTGCCGCCACGTTCATGGAGACGCCCGCCGTCCATGCCTTGCGGAGAACCGCCGCCATGAAATCTTTGTAGGTTTTGGGCGAAAGCTCGCCATTACACGATCCCGGCATTTCCTGCGGGCCAAGATTCACGTCTCCGACCTGCTGGTCCGGCCTCATCTCGTTGGATGAGTAGGTTTCGTTTGTCTGGCCCTGGGGAAACTTCATAAAGCGAAGGGTCTGTGCCGTTGCCAGATCAGCCGCACATACCGTGCCTTTTGCCGACTGAACGCCGATGATTACTTTTTTATTCACGGTGTTTGCAATAGTCATGATTGTTCTCCTTTTACATTGTTGTGTTTTTAAGGCGCCGGCGCGGGTTCTGCCGCGACAAGCGCCGCATCCATCCGATAACTGAGTCCGTAAACTAAAAAGCCGCCCCCGGCGGACAACAGATCCTCTTTGACGGGCCAGAAGTAACCATACGGATTGACCCAGTGGCCGATCAGATAATTCCTGACGGCTTCGATGATCGTATAGGCCGATGACGCGCCGTCCTCACGGCTCTTAAGGTTGCGCTGGATCACCACAATCAGAAAATCCATCTGGTGTCTGGCCCGGTTTTCGCCCATGTTCCGTTTCTCGTCGAAATCCGCGCCCTGGTATATGACAGCCAGGGCGGGCAGTTGCTGGGGTGATTTCAATAAATCATCGATATCACCCTGCCAAACGCCGACACTTTTAATGCCGGATATTTTTTCGAGCTGTGTAATGATATCGTCCTGAATCGTCTCGATCATGTGTGTCCTCCAGGGTTAGAACCCCGACATTTTGTCCCGCGTGAATAACCGGGTATTGCCGCTGATGCTCACGCTGTTATCCGTATTAGTAGGCGTCAGTGTCGCAACGCCCAACTGAATTTTGCCGTCCGCAACCTTCTCCAGAAACCGGATGGCGGCCTGATTGCGCTCCTTCCGGATATCCGGAACAACGTCCTCACGGCGGGAATAAAGGTTGTAGATCGAGATATCGACGCTCACCTGGCGGATCTTCGCGGGGACCGGTGACAGCGGTATCGTGTATCGGTCCTGGCAGTAAGAATCGATGGTGGCGTCGGCATCGGCTATCGCGCGAGTGACAATACCGGCATCGATCACACCGGTGCCGGCATCATCCGTCAACTGAAGCAGGACAGTGCTGTCGATCTGATTTACGATGTCTGTCTGCAAACAGTAGCTCATTATTTTTTACCTTTACCCTGCGGCGCCGGTGCTTTGGGTCCTGCAATAACCTCCACAATCAGCATCGGTTCGGCTGTGAGAGCAGCGAGCTGCTCCTTTGTGAATTTATTATCCGGGTATTCCTTCGGCTCTTTGGTGTGCGCCATTCCTGCGCGCCGGAAGCCGTCTAGCTTTGCGGTTATTCTGATCATGGTTCCCTCCTATTATTTGCCCCCTCACCCTAACCCTCTCCCGCGCGGGGAGAGGGAAAAGGTATAGTGGATGTGATTAACCTAACCCGGTGCTGCCGTAGGACATCTGCCAGAAGCCGTATCCGCCTGCCGCACGTGCTTCCGCACCAAAGCGGAATTTTTTGCGCATAAAGACGTTGTCGTTTTGCTCATCAGTCTGCTCGACAAAATTCGGGGCTTTGCGTTCCTGGTAGATGAACGGTTTCACGGGCATAACGGTGCAGTGCAGGAACCAGGCTGTGGTGGAAGTCAAACGCGGATTGACCAGCAGTGTCGCTGTGCCCTTGTACGGATTGGGCTTATCGTCTTCCAGTTTGTCGAAACTGCACAGCATCCGGCCGACCTCTTCCAGGGCGGGAGGCACTTCCAGTACGTTGGGAACCAGCCCCAGGGGCCGCCCTTCATCGTCCTTAAAGCTCATGATCGCCGTGCGGGCAACGCCCAGGGAGGCTTTGGCCAGTGCTACAGTGGCGGCGGAAAGAGCAGCGGTGCCTTTATTGGACGTCGATGTTTTGGCTTCGCCGACCGGATGATCCGTGTCGTAGAAATACTGGCCGTCGTAGCACTTGTTGGCAAAGGCGTTGTTTTTCAAATCGGACACGATCTCATCCGGGAGCTGCTTGGCGCTGTATCCCGCCATCTGCGCCTGCGGCGCGTAAATACCGAGGTTGTCGTCTTCGATATTGTTGCGGTCAACTTCGACCGTGGCTTCCCAGTCATCGTTGATAACGGTGTACTTAAAAGCCTCAAACACCTTGACGGCTTTATCGCCGATCCACTTTTTCATTTTCGGGAAAAGTGAAAGCCAGGTGTAATCGTTTTGCCCGGAGCCGCTCGGCACCAGCATGGCCGTTTCTTTCCACTGGCTGGGAGCCGCGTCGAACGCGTTGTTGAACGTGGTCTTTAAGCTGGTAAAGACCGCCGCAATCGTTGATTTATTCACTAACATATTGATGATCCTCCTTTTCGTTTTTGGTTTAGATTGCCACGCCGCCGGAGCGGCGTCTCGCAATGACAATTGTTATTTTACGCCGTCAGCAGCTTCTTCTTGTACTCGATCCAGGCGGCCAGCATGATCACGTCGTCGGTGCCCAGCGTGCCCGCTTTGGGTTTGATGGTTAATTCGACTGCCGCCGGATAGGCCGCGAGATTGGCCAGGGCGAGCGTCAGCGTCAGTTCCTGGACGTGCTTGGCGGTATCATCGCCGACCATCGCGGAGCTGTCGCCGCCAAAATCGCCGTCGGCATCGTAGGCTGCGTCCTTCACGTTGTTGTAGGCGACCACGGTGAACTTGGTCGCATCGCCTGCCGTCGCGCCCGTCTTGGCCGCGAGGATATGGAGCACGGCATTGGCCGTGACGTCCATGTCGGGCGGGACAATAACTTTCGAGCCGACAGCAGCAGGCGTGGCGTGATTATTCCAGCGGATACCGAGGCCCTTCGCGGTGACACAATAACCGGGCACCACGCTGTCGCCGTCGGAAAATGCGGCCAGAGCGGCCCCGGCGTCGGTGATCACCGGCATGGGAATGGGGATGATGCCCTTCGCTGATTTCTCATGCTGATAGATTTCGGCGAGCGCCTCTTCCACGTCGTCGGCATCGGTAAATAAGCCTGCGTCGGCCAGGGATATAGCGCTTGCGGCATGGGCGGCGCTGGCGTCCTGAATATGTGTAGCCACATCCGCCTGGCGGATGGCCGGTTCGATATCTACCCAGGCGTGGGTGGAATCGATATACCCCGCAATGATGCCGCAGAATATGTCGTTTGTGGTTTGCGCGGCGATATCGACGGACTCGTCGTCCACCAGAAATACGTTGTCACCCACGTTGGCCTGGCTGATTGCCGTGCCCAGGGTCATTTTGATCAGGCCCCTGCGGCGGAGAACGACAGTCTTGTCGCCGGCATCGCCCAATGAGTTGTCTACCTGCTCCACTGCAATGCCCTGAAAGATCAGGCCCGCCGTGTCCGATCCGGGCAGGGCATAACCTGCGGCATTAACGCATACCAACGAACCGGCGTAAATGATGTCCGCCGCGACGACGGGAAAGGAAAGCTCCACGCCTTCCGTATATTGCAATGCTTTGTCCGCTGATAAAGCACCGCGCTGGGAGAGCAGTTTATTCAAAGTCCATTTGAAACGCGTGCCCGGAAGGAAATTCGGGTCCAGTAAAAACATGAGCAGCAGCAGTAAACCAGCCGCCATTATCAATCCGATTAAAGTGTTCATTGTATCCTCCTGTTTTTCCTATCAGCCATGAGCTGAGAGCTGATGGCTATTTTATTTGTTATATTTTTTGAACGTTGCTTCGTCGATACCCATCTGCTTGTTGACCGCAAGCTGAATATCATCGGCAACCACGGTTTGGTCCTTGGCCACAACGATCTCCGTCACGGGGATCACGCTGCCCACGGGGCGGGAAAGCACAATCTGCTTGAACTGCTCCGGAGATTTGAGCGCCAGATCGCGCCCCCATTTGTCCAGCTCTTCCGGGCTGGTTTTGCCTTCCTTGAGCGCCAGCGTGACGAGATCGGCCTGTTCCATCGAGGAGATCTTTGTTCGTAATGCGGCCACTTCCAGACTGAGCGTTTTCGCCACATCCGCCGGCGCTTTCAGCGATGCGACCAACTGAACGACCTCTTCTTTTCCGGCTTCCGCTTTGGCGCCGAGGGCTTCCAAAACTTCCTTGCAGGCGATGACCTGCGGTGCCGTTTCGAGAGCCTTCACTTTGCTCACCAGGAGCGTAATGCCCTCCAAAACTTTTTCTTCCCCGGCATCTGCGGCCAGGCCCAACAGCGTTTTTAACTTTTGAATCATAATATCCTCCTTTTTTTGGTTTTCGAGACCTTCGGTAAATTTGGCCACAATTGGCCGCAAATTATTAATTGCCGGATTGTTGGTCAGCGCCACATTCACCAGTTGCGCAACCTTCCTGTCCGACGCACGCACGTACATCACGGGAGAAAAATACCGGTACTCCCTGCCCTTGAGATACTCGGCGGCTTTGGCCGTCCATTCCACCACGGCCCACAGCCCGTCCGCGCCCCTCCAGACAAAGTCCTTGATCCAGCCCGCCGCCGGTGATTGCACGTCGGCCAGCGACTGATGCTCGTAGTCAATGACCATGTCGTTTCCCCGCGCCTTATACGCGGCAATAATTTTTCCGGCCGCCTCTTCGTCCAGATAGGCGGGCTCGTCGCCGTGTACGTCTATCCTGCCTTCCGGCAGCACCTGAAATTCAGCGGGCGCGCCGCTCATTTCTTTTAGAATTGCCAGTAAAAATGTTTTCATGTTACCTCCCTGCGATATAGTCATTGATGATGCCGAGAATCTCGGTGCTGTTGGCCGTGCTTAAGCCCAGATACGGACGGGCGGGCATGTTTATTGTCCTGTCTTTGAACGTCAACCCTCTGCCGGCTACTGATCCTTTTTTGAAAGCGCCTTTTTTGGCCCCCCGGACATAGCGATTACGAATAAAGAGTTCGCTTCGTGCACCCTGTGTGATCACGCCGCCCAGCTGATGGATTGCGCCGTAAACTTTATTGGTACCGATGGAGACTGCGTTATTGCCGATCAACTGATAGCGTATGCTATCCCGTAACTGGCCTGATACCGTCAGCGTCCGGATGCGTTTCGGATTCGGTGTTTTCGGTTTTGCCCATGCCTTGCCTGAAGGCGCTGGGCCGCCCGCCTCGAAACGGCGCTTGGTCTGCTCGGCAATCCTGTCGCCGATCGCCTTCATCATGGGGCGCAGATTGGACACGCGCTGCGACATCTCCTGTAGCGCTTTCCGGACTTCGTCTGCTCCGTCCATTTTTATAATTATTTCAGGCATTGATGTCCTTCATTTCATCTTGCAATTTAACCGCGATATCCGCCGGCAATCTGGCAATGGTGTTATTTAAGATTTGTTGCGTCTGCTCGAGTGCCGCCTTGCCGACGTTGTAGCCCCAGCCCTTGTCAATCCCCACCGGTTCGCCGGTTTTCGGATCGATTGGCGAGGGAGGGGCCTCACCTTTGCCGGTCTTTTTGGCCGCCGCATATTCCTTACGCGTCGATCCATACACCCGGCATTTGCAGCCCCAGCCGTTGGGCACATAGTGTGTATCCCACCAGGGATCATCCGCCGGAAGCGTTGTCCCGTCCCACGCTAAATGGTGCAGCCTCGGGACCCGGCTGTCCCCGTGCTTGTAGGTCAAATAGGGCATCACCTCTAATTGTTCGGGGTCCGTCAGTTGCGCCCAGCGTCCGGCAGCATAGGAAGTCCGGATGTTGGTGGCGTAGATCAGTTCGCTGCGCCAGTTACGGGTGCCGTTGTAGCTCCAGCCATGCCGTGTGATGATGCGGTCGAAGTCCTTGCGGAATTCTTCCAGCGTGGTCCCTTTCGTGATCGCCTTATCGACGGCGGTGCGAAAATCGTCCAGGAGATCGGCCTTATAGGCGCCGGCCACCATGAAACCCCTGGCATGCTGCTCTTTCCAGAGATCATCCCATCGCATCGTGGGGATGTTCAGCTTTTTCCGGAAGAACGATGCCTGTTCGACAAAGGGCAGCTTGAATATGGCTAAAAGTTCGTGGTTCATTTAACCCCCGCTTCATCTTGGACTTCCGCCATGCCTGCCAATTCCGCGACAACCATCGCCCGCGCAATCAGTGCGCCCAGGTCGGCTGTATTCATTGTGCCCCATAGATCGATGATCCGATCCCGCAGATCCGCCAGATCCTGAACGTCCATATCTTCGACCAGGTAGCGTATTTGCGCGACAAAGTCCGTGTCGGTGATCGGCATTGCATCTTGCGCCAGGCGATCCGCAATCAGGTCCGCCACATCAGCCTCCTCCGGCGCCTGGTCTTTGGCGACGATTCTTTTCAAAACAGATTTGATATCCGTGTCTGCGGGTGGGACTTTCTGTGGCCGCAAAACGGTTTCGCCTTTTTTCGGCATGGGAATCTTGAACCGTTCAGATACATGCTCGGCGGATATCGGCTGACCGATTTCGGCAGCGCCCTTGTAAACGGTCATCAGGTTGGCCAGGTCTTCCGGCTTTTCATAGAGGAGGTTGAACCAGGGCAGCGATTTATCCCAGCCAAAGTTATAGCCGACCAGAGGCCGGATCATCTGGAAGCGGATGGTTTTAGCAAGCGATTCCGCGTCGGCCTTGGTGAGATCGTGGCGGACTCTGTCCTGGGCGTCTTCGTTGCCCAGTTTGCCGGGCGTGCCTTCCGTGGTTGCCGTCTGGCCCAAAATGGCCTTGGACATCTGCTTGTCGCAGAAATTAGCCAGTGATTCGTAAATGTTGGCATTGCCCGAGTTCTTGAGGCTTTCGACAAATTCGATCTCCGTTGACTTGGAGATGATCCCGGCGGCATCGGAACCCAGCGACTGAATGGCGGCAACCAGCGCATCCTTGTCGCTTTGGCTGGCGCCGGAGTCATATTTGCCAAGCCGCAGGGGCATGCCGAAGACCTCGGAAAACGCCACCCAGTCCTTGATGCTGTAATTTTTAAATAAGTACATCCAGGCGCAAACCCGCAGCACACCAGCGCGTGTATCATAGCCGGAACGGGCCTTGTAGCGGTGGTAAACCATTTTAAAGGGCGGCATGATTTCGCCATTGATTGGCTCGGCCTCGGTCAGAACGCGCGGGATTTCCATACTCCTGGCCCACATATTCGCCATCCCGCGATCATAGAAGAGGGCCTTTTTCGCGTGTATCCACGATAAGCCGCCGATAATTGCCTGATTGCCGGAAACGTCCCATTTGATTTCACAAAGAGAATAGCCCTTGCCGATGGCGTCCAGGAGATCCAGCAGGGCGTCATCAAAACTATCCAGGCCGTAAATGCAATCGGCGACAAACTTGCTGATCTTCTTGTCTTCAGCGCTTTCCGAATAGGGCGCCACTTCGTAGTCCAGGCCGTGAACGGCGTTTTTCCTGGTCTGCATTTCCGAATAGAGATGCGTGTCTTTTTCTTCCATCTCTTCAAAAAGCTCCGCCTGCCGGGCAACGTCCCCCACATCGGCCTCTTTGAAGATCGCCGCCAGCGTCTGGGGCGTTAGCCCCGCCGAAGGATAGTTGGACCACCGGTCCCGGATGGCCGTAACGGCAATTTCCCTGGTTTCCGGTTTCTTCCGAACCTGCATTTCCCGGCCGAATTGATCAAAAAGCATTGTCATTTACAAACTCCTTGCCGAACCATCATCAAATCTGCCCGTGCTTCGCCCAAAAACATGTTTATAAACATTGTCAAGAAAACTCCCCACCCAATGGGAGCTATTTTCCCCCAAAAACGATTGTGGGGCATTTAAACGCGTCGTCATCAGTAGGCCCCCCTGCGGATGAAACCGCCGGTTTTCTGATCGGCGGGCGACCCGGCAAACCGTCGCCTGCTGACGGACATATATTCAATTGGTCCCGATGGCGACGATGCCGCATGGATGGCCAGGGCCAGCGCCCAGAATCTGTCGGCGTGTCCCGCGTCCGATCTCTCGGCCGTAAACCGGATATTTCCGGCCACGGTCGTTTCTTTGGTTACGGCGCGCAGATCCGCCCGCACATGCGGGTCATAGGGAATACGCAACTTCTTGTCTTCCATCTTGCCGCGCACGGGATAGGCCAGCGCTTCCTTCACCTTCGGAGTGAACGTCACCAGCTCTATTTTATGCTCGCCGAATTTCTTTTGGGCGTCATCGCCCCAGCCGATGCCGAGGCCCGTATAATCAAAACAAGTCCGCTCAATGAGCGGATACCAGGGAAAAAGCACCTTTTCCTGATCGGGCTTGCTCATGTTTTTCAGCACGATGATCTTGCGGGTGTAGAGCGTGTCGCCCAGAAGCTCCAGAATCCACAGGACGGTCAAATCCCTTTTCCGGCCAATATCCAGACCGGCAAAGAGGCGGAGGTTTTTGTAGGGATCGCTCCCCGAGCGATCCGACAGATGGTCATATTCGATTTCCTGATATTCGTTGGCGCCGTACTCGCATCCGGCAATCAAATCGTATTCGAGAAACGCCGAGGCATCGTCCGCCGGGTTGCACATATACTCCTGCTGAAAGGATTCCTCATCGGCACAGCCGGATTTCACGAAATCAAAATATTGTGCCTCGTCCATCGACTGAATTTCATCATCGGCCGGAAGGCTTTTCTGCAACTTATAGAGAAAGCCCTGGTCAAGGGCGTCTTTCAGTGTGACGCGGTGCATGCTGATTTTCTTGGGGTTGCCATGCTCGCGCACTTCCCGGATCAGTTGATTAAAAAAATTTGCGCTGCCGCGATGCGTGGAAATAACCTCCAGCGTGCCGCCCCAGGTGATACCCGGATAAGCGATCGACCATAACGTGCGCGGATCGGGATGCAGGGCGAATTCATCCAGGACGCGAGCGCCGCGTTTACCGGCCTGAGCGTCCGGGTTCGAACTCATCGAGTGGATGCGCTTACCGGAGGAGAAATTCAGAACGTAAGCGGAGATTTTATTCTTTTCGTCGATCACGCGTTCGCCCAGATCCTCCGCCGCCAGCTTGAACATCTGCGCCCACATCTTGCAGTCTTCGATAAAGAGGCGTGCCTGTAAATCGTCACGACTGGAAACCCACTGGTCGTTTCTTGCGCCCGCAATGGCCGTGCGCTCGGTGCAGGCATACGACGTGCTCCACGATATGCCGATCTGCCGTGCCTTCTCCATGAGCTTGAGCCGGTTTGCGTCAACGATCCACTTTTCCTGAAACTCCAGGAAGAGGCTGTCCGGGTTGCCCGGAATGATTTTGGCTTTTCCTTTCTTCATCTTATTGCGCCATCTTCAAAACGTCTCTGCGGATCTTCTTGAGGGTGTCCTCTGATACGCCTGCCTGCTTAGCGGTTTCTTCCGCCCGGTCGGCAGCTTCAGTTATTGTCTGCTTGCGCGCCTCTTCCAGCCGGAACTTCACGACCAGCGCGCCCAGCTTTGTGAGGCTGTCTATCGATGCGCCGCCCAAAGCGCCCGGTTCTCTTTCCTCCGCAAATGTCAATTCGCGCTCCAGGAGCGCTTCCAGCCGCAAGGCAAAATTGGCTTTACGGGTACGGCCCTTGTCCCATTCGTCAAACTCTTCGTTCGGTTTCTTCGTGCTGCCTTTCCAGGCGGCAAGGGTCTGGCGCGATACGTTCAGCTCGGCCTCGATCACTGATAGCGATTTGCCGTCGATGTACATCTGCCGGGCCACCGGCTCGAGTTGTGTGCGCGCGCCTTTCTCTGCCATCAGCATTCTCTCCAGATTCCTTTTTCCAGATATCCGTGCCAGCTCATTGCTCCGTCCGGAACAGTCATCAGGATTGATGGACTGACGGAAATCGTATTGTCCGGATGTTCAACGATGCTGTGTATTTTCGGATTAAGCCGTCCCATCATGCCGTTCGGTGTTCTAAACCAGAATGTGCCGTCAGCTTGTTTTGAATATTCGCCGCGATCTAACACGGTGCAATTGTTGTTAAGTCTTGTACCCTGCGTGATCTCGCTCATTTCAGCTCCTCTTCGAGCTTCTTGATTTCGTTTACGGCGATCGTTAGCTCTGCCCATTTTGATTTCAGCTCATCCCACTGGCTGTCCACCTGTTCGATGGGCATATCCTCGGGTTTGGTGAGCCCGCAATCCAGATTGATGCAAATGATGCGGGCCAGGGCTTCGATGTCCATCCGCAGGCGCCGGACTGTGTGCTCCAGATTGGTTAGTTTGATCTGCCGCATTGCATTTTGTGTGCTCATTCGGGGCTCCTGTTTTGCAAGTTCAGTAATGTTTTGGTGCGGTCCACGCGCACCAGCGGGCAAAACTGATTTTGGTTGACGGCGTCCTTGGTCTCGGTCATCGCCTGGATGTTCAGCGTTACGATGTCGCGCAGATCGCGGGTAATGCTGGCGAAGTCGCGGCAGAGCGAGGCATTGGATTCATACATTTTCCGTTGCTCATCCATGTCCTGTTTGTATTGATTCAATATGACCCAGATGCGGCGGTTATCCGACCACCAGAGATAGATAATCAGTCCAACGGTGCCGAATTCTCCCAGAATTTTCAAAACGGTACCCAGGGATAATGAATCCAATTAATCACCTCCGTGTTCAAATATTGTCTGGCATTTGATGCAGCGCGTCGCTCCGGGATTGACCTGGCGGCGTCTGGCCGGAATGACCCGGCCACAATCCTCGCAGGTGTGACGGAATTCCGGCAGGGCGGTTATGCTTCTGGCCCGCTGCCGCAACATGGCCGCCTCGTAAACTTCGCTGATCTGTTGTGTGCGGTCGGCTTCGTCAGGCATTTATTTCTCCTCCCGCTGCCCGCTCATTTCTTCATACGTGGCCGCGACCTTGTGTTTGTGAAAATAACCGGGCCACACACGTACAACGCTGTATTTGATCCAGCGCCTGAACCACAGACTGAAATCGCCCAGGGCCGTCCCTCTGTCCGGCAGGCCGTCACGGCATTCCATCACTTCCAGATAGACATCCGCTGCCTGCTTTTTAGTGACGACAGGCACGCTGTCCATCCGGCAGAGGTAATCATGGATCACGCCGCCGCGTTTCGATGTGCCTTTGACAATCGGCACGCTTTCGTAGTCGTGAATGAATTCAGCGGGCGCTTCGACCTTGCAGCCCAGGACGTCGGACCAGACCGCAAAGGGCGCGTGCAGTCGGGCAAACCGGGCGTCGATGTCTTCATTGATGAGGGGCATCAGTATTTTGACCATGTGCTTTTCCTTTAATCGCCCTGGGGGTGGTACCGGGCAGCCAGCAACTGCGCCCGCTCCCCCAGGGCATCGCTCAACAAAAGGTTATCCGTCCGTATCTTCAAAGTGCGGCATGTCCGGAGTCTTAAACCTTCCGCCCCAGCGCAGCCCCACCGATTCGCCGATTATTCCAACTTGTTCGTAATCTGAAATATGATCCTGGTTGACATCGACCTTGACGTCCCAGCAGGGCTTGCCGCCGGGTGAGATGACGATATCAAAAGCACGCGATAGATCGTTGCCCGGATTTCCATCATCCAGGTCGATCAGATGTTTGGAGTTCAGCGTCCAGGTGACTTTGTGTTTGTTTTGGGCCTCGGTGATCGGCGGGAGGCCGGCCATCGCCCGCAATGCATTGGTTTCGGCCAGCGTCCGGCGTCCCTGGGCATGAAGGGCCTGCTGTTCCATGACGGTGCGGGCGGTGCAGGTGATCATCACGGGGATGCCAGCGCTCAGCGTAGCAATCATAAATGATTTGATTTTGGCCTGTAACGACGGTGTGCAATCGTTGATATTTCGCGATGCCATGTTAATCCCTCCTGCTGAACCGTTGAACCGTCTCTCATCCTGCTGGTGCCTGCCGGTTCCGGTCTGCTATGGCGAACAGGGCCGAAACCGGGCAGGCGAGACAGGAGATGAAGTAGGTGCGACGATAAGGGATTGTGAAAAGGATAACTACCAAAGCGCTTGAGCAATTTAGCTAAAAGAAAGCCCCTCTCTCGCGCGCGCGAGGAGGGGCTGGAGATGTATCGACAATCTTATTGGATAGGCGTTTATTACTCCTTCGGACCTCTCTTTGCTAATTCGACTGCCGCATGGCATATTGAACACAGGTGGACTACACGCCCACCGTTGGGATTTATGTATTCATATTGCGTCGCCTGGATACGGGTTCTACCGAAGCGCTCTAGTTCCATTGTGTGCATTCCATCGTTGACCATGACATGCAACTGACAATCTGGATTATCACAAAAGCTTTTCATAAAAAATCCTCCTTATTCCTCTTTGTTTTCAAATAACCCGCATTGCGTTGGTCTTTTGCGGGCGAGAATATCACGGATGCGCGTCTCCGTCAATCTATAGCGCCGGGCCAGCTCGAGATGATTGCCACCGTTAAACTCCTTACGGATGCGATCATCACGCTTGTCCATGAGCAGTCCGTCTATTTTGCGGAAATAAAAACGCGATCCGCCCAGGTATTCGCTCAATTGCAGTGTAGCCGCGATGCCAATGATCTGCGCTATACCCTGATATGATTCAGGCAGACATTCGATGGACATTTCAGCGGCGATTTCAGCGAGCCAATCAGCGGCCATGATTATTCCTCTATGTTTTGTAGGGCGCGATCCCCGAGCGCGCCATCGTCCGGATTGTCCGGGGAGACATGCGGATCGATCGGGGATCGATCCCTACGGGCCTGATGATCCAGCATTTTTTTCAGGCCTTCAATGACCGCCTCGGCCTGTTTCCCCGTGATGATGCGGTCGGTCTTGTGATATTTTTTCATCCAGCGGAAAAAACCGTCTTCGAACTTCCAGGCGATTTTTGACGCCAGGGCGTCAATCATGTTCAACTGATCGCGCGAGGGCAGGCAGACGACATTTGCCGGGCGCTGCCCGGATCTCCAGCGGCGCTTGGAATCCCGCTCTCGCTGCGTGAACTTTTCCTTGATCTTAAAGCCCTGCCGGACCATGTAATTGATCACGGCATCGGCTTCAAAATAGGTCAGATCCTTGCTGGATGATTTTTTGCCTTTCGTCTGTGCGGCTATGATCTCTCGATACACAATGTCATCGAGACCGCACTGCTTTTTGGCGATATGAATTAATTGTAATTGAACAGGTTCAATCATTGTCATTTATTTTTCTCCTTTCGCAATTGGTGAAACCCTTGCCTTACCATGCCTCACCCGGCCTAACCTCGCCTCGCCTCGCCGAACCAAACCCCGCCAGATATTATTTTTATATGATTGCGGGTTGTAATTTTATAAAACCTCGCCTTATCTTGCCTCAGCTTGCCTTGCCTCACTCTACCTTACCTAGCTTCGCGCCGCCCGGTGTTCAGCGCACGCCTGTGGCGTCAGTCTGCATTGATATCGTTCGCACAAGAATAATTCCATCATTTCACTCCTAACTTCTTTTTCATGTCTGCAATCGTTTTGCGCGTTTCGTCGGACAGCGCAGTTGGATCGGTGACATCTTCCTGGCGACGGATATTGCGGCGCTGCTCTTCTCGCTTGTTCTCCATTTTCGCGGCCAGTTCCGCAGCCAGATCCCAGGCGCATTTTCTCAGGTAGTTGTGATTGCGCAGTCCCTTCGGCCCGCTGGCGATTGTAGCTTCTATCGCTTTGCCCCAGATCTCCGCATTTATGGGCCGCGTCTCTCCTCCCTGCCAATGGACGCTGTCTTCCGCGACCAATTCGTTCAGGCTGCGGGCGATAACCAGGGCACGCTGCCAGGGCAGGGCTTTGGTGCCCTGGCGAAAAAGGCCGAGATATGCCAACGCCTGGCGCAGCACCGGAGAGGGCAACTGCACCAGGGCATCAAAGGTGTAGCGGATCGCTGTATCATTCGTCCACGCTGCCGCGCTGGCCGTAGCTCCGCATGATGGGCAGACAAGTTTCATGTGATCACCATTTGTAAAGCAGCCCTTCAAAAGGCAGGCCGTGCTCTCGGTTAAAAAAACATTTCAATTCATAAAAATCTTCAAAGCCATCTGCAACGGCAAAAAAATTAGCTGCGCCTGGTAATAACCATTTGCCGTCAATGTTGATGCCATGCTCATCAATAGTGATTTGTTGGACTGATTTACAAATTGCCGTGCCGAGCTTGCGGCATGATTTTGTCCTGGTACCTACATATAGGTATAAGGTTTGCCCGACGCGGGGATTGAGGCCATCGGTTCTCTTTGCGCGTATTGTTTGTCTTTTGCATCCGTTCTGCACAGCGGATGCAAATTGCTTTTTAAAATTTAAAAGAGGCATCTGTCTTTCCTTTCTGGATACCGGCCTGCGCCGGTATAACGAACTAACAATAATTATTTCCCCTCCGT